CTGCGACCTGTCCACCGTAGCCTTCGGTGTTGTGTTCTACGTCGTGGACTTTGAAGGCGATGGCGGTGGCGTCCTGGTTGCGGGAGGGGTTGAAGAAGGTGCTGTTGCTGTTGTTGTTGCGGTAGTTGGCGAGTCCCATTATTGTATCCTTTACTGTTTTGTTGGTTTGTGTCGGTTTTTATCGGGTGAGGCTGTTTCGTTTGCTGCGGAACGCCTCGGACACGTCACTGTTACTGGTGATGGTCTTTTTGTACTGTTTGAGGAGGTCGGCTAGCTGTGCTTTGCTTGTGGCCTTGTTGATTTTGTCGATGATGGTGTTGTTTCCTTCACTGGCGATGTTGTCTACGTAGTTTTTGGCTGCCTGGTTGTATCGGTCTTGGAGGATGATGGATGCTGTGGCTGTCAGTGTCGCCAGGTCCCAGTTCCTTGCCGCGGAGCTGTTTTTGAGTCCGCCTAACAGGTCGATGATAGTCTTCTTTACCTGGTCGGCGGTGTCTCCGCGGATGACGGTCCATGGGGCGGCGTAGTCGCCTCCGTATTTGAGGGTGATGGTGAACCTATCGTCGCCGGTGTTGGTGTTGTCGGTCACTGGTGCTCCTTGTCTTCTTTTGTTGGGGCTGTGATGGTGGTTTCTACCGGGTATCTGTACGAGTTTTTGCCGTTGACGGCCCAGCAGGCGTCTCGTACGGGGCATCCTTTACAGAGTGTTGTGACGTGTGGGACGAAGATGCCTTCGCTGATTCCTTTCATTGCTTGACTGTACATGGATGATACATGCCGGTAGGTGTTGTTGTCAAGGTCGTATAGTTCGGTTGCTGTGCCCTGTGCGGGGGATTTATCGTCGTTGCGGCTGGTGGCTGGCGTCCAAAACATGCCTTTTGTCACATCGTTGCCGTGTTGGTTGAGCATGTATCGGTATGTGTGCAGCTGCATACTGTCGGCGGGTAGGCGTCCGGTTTTGAGGTCGAGGATGAAGGTTTCGCCGGTGTCGGTGTCGGTGAAAACGCGGTCGATGTAGCCGACTATTTTTGTGTCATCGTCGAGGATGGTTTCTACCGGGTATTCGATGCCTGGTTTACCGTCCAGGATTGCGGTGATGTATTCTGGGTGGTTGCGCCTCCATGTTTTCCAGCGGTCCACAAAGGTGGGGCCGTAAACCATCCACCAGTCGTAGTCTTTCTTGTGTGGCCCGCCTGACTCGCACATGTTTTTGCACACTCGGCCGGAGGGTTTGATTTCTGTGCCTTCGGATTCGACGAGGGCGACTTGGGTGGCGAAAACGTTTTTGAAGGATGAGAGTTTGTCTGGTAGTGTAGGGTATTCGGCGGGATTGTACAGGTGTAGGTCGTACTGTTCGGTGATGTGGTGTATGGCGCTTCCGGCGATGGTGGCATACCAGGTGTGGTGTTGGGCATGGTAGCCGTGTTGGAGGCGCCATTTTTCTCCGCATTCGGCCCACTGGGTGAGTGAACTGTAGGAGATGTGGCCTGGATGGTTGATGGTTTTCGGATATTGTGCTAGAGGCATTACTTGTCGCTTTTGTTCCATGGGTTGCGGGTGTCTTGGCCGGCGTGGTGCTGCTGGTAGGCGAGGAGTGCTAAGCAGTGCCAGGCCGCGTGTGCCAGATGCGGCAAATGTGATTCCCGGTCGAGGTTGTTGCCTTGCTGCCATGATAGTAGATGCCTGTAGAGGGCGTCGACACTGTGGCTCCACGGATATCCTCCGGTCCAGTTGTTGTCGCCGTATTTAGTGGCACCGTATCCTGCCACGGAGCCTAGAGCATGCAAGGCTGCGGGGTCGATGAGGGAGAGCCTGCAGAGTTTCAATTCTTTTCGGGCACCGGTGTTGGGGTCGGTGTACATGCGGGTTGGCTCATCCATGGGGTGTGTGCTCCTTAAGTGTGGGTTACTTGTTGTTGTCGTGGGCGAGTGCTACGGCGAGAATAATGATGGCGAGGGTTTCAGCGATCATTATGGGTGTTGTGATCATTTAGTGTCTCGGGGATTGTTGGTGAGTGTTGAGGCACCCAGGAGGGTGGCGAGGGCGCATGCGGCGATGATGGCGAGGGCTGCCTTGTGTGGGGTGCCGGTTGCGTACATCCATGTGATGATGCCGCCTTGGATCCAGGCTAGGCTGGTGAAGAACGTTTCGTAACTGTGTAGCTCAATGTTGTTGTTGGGTGTGTTCATGCTTGCTCCTGAAGAATGGTGTTGATGGTTTTATAAATGTTGTACAGGTCGGTTTCGATAGATAACAGTTGGTGGATTTGGTGGTCGAGATCAATGTCTGGGTTGAGTGTGTTGATGCGGGAGGCAATATCGGTGGCTGTGCGTAGTGTGCCGCCGGTGTGGTGAATAATGTGTGCCGTGTCGGCGAGTCCGGTGGTGACAGCGTAGTGGGAGAGGAGAGGCATAGCGGGGATGCTCCTTGGCGGGTTATTGTTGCGGGTTGATGTTGAGGTCGGTGACGTTGGGGTGGTCTTCTGTTCCGGTGGCGAGGCAGTGGACGGTGACGGGTAGTTTGGATGCGCCGGGCTGTTTCATGGTTGCGCCGTAGACGATGCTGAATGTGTCTTTACCGATGGTTTTGTGGAGTTGGAGGTCGATGTCGGGGTTGCCGTTCCAGTTGACGCCTTGTGCGGCGGCCTGTTGTTCGGCTTTGCGGTTGCAGGTGTGTGCTGCCGTAATCAGGGTGAGTCCGGTGGCGGTTTCTTCACCCCTTGCTTGGGCTTGCTTGTGGGTCTTGGCCTGCTCGGCTTGTAGGGAGCGGGTGGCGGCGGCCTGCCGTGCCGCTTTCTCGGCTTTGCGCTGTTGGGTAGTCTTGGGGGTCCATTCGGTGTTGGCTGTGGTGGCTTGCGGTGCGGGCTGTGAGGCGAGTGGCGGATTGTCGTCTGGGGCTGGCAGGAAGGAGGCTGCGGCAATGATGGCGGCTGTGATGCCTGCGATGGTGTAGCCTGTTTTCTTGTTCATGACTGTTGTCCCCTTTCCGGGGTGTTGTTCGTTGCTGACATGATTAATATTTCCAGACTGGACTACCACTGTCAACGTTTCGCTCAGTAGTCTTGAGCGTATGTGGTTTGGCTAGGGGTGATGGCTTCTTTCGCCCAATAGGATGTGCCACCGCTGGTCCAGTATCCGAGTTTGTTGCGCTGCATGCCCTTAGCCTCCATCTCGTCCACGGTGAGGCACCTGCGGCGATTGGGGCCTGTCTTGACCCCGTGGTCGCCTACCCGGTGCATGTCGCCTGAGGTGGTGCTTGTGAATGTTTCGTGGCAGATTGTGCAGTGCTCTGGCTTGTATCCGATGATTGTGCTATCGCACTTGTGGCATGTCCATTGCATGATTGCTCCTATTTTCCATTATAAGACTTCCTGTAGTGCCATTTTAGCGCCTTGCGGGTATTGGGGGTATGATTATATAGGTCAGCTATTTCTAGGCGATTCTAGGCTCGTTGTGTGTGGTTGGGGTTTATCGGGCGAACAGGGTGAGCAGGCTTCCAATATTGATGCGTATCACATTCCAGTAGAGTTGCGTGGCTTCACCGTCGGTGAGTGGCTTCCATTCGTTGTGGCTGAACACGGTGCCATCGGATGCGATGAACGTGTTGGGGCGTAGCTTGTGGAGTTCAGTCTCTACACGCTGCCGGTAGGCTTCGGCGAGGCCCTCAAAATCGAGGTGGTCGCAGGAGAGGTTTTCGAGGCGTGTCAGGTCGATGGGTGTGGGGCAGTCGTCGTTGGTGGGGGTGTAGAGCTGGGTGAAGTGGTTGGCGATCTTCTGCATCATGATTCCTTTTCTGGTGATGGTGTGTTGATGGTTTTATCGGGTGGCTGCAGCAATGATGGCGTCTACGTCGATCATGTCGATGAGGTCGTGGAGTTCCTCGGCCTCGTTCTCGGAGAGGTGGCGCCAGTCACAGTCTCCGTATACGGCGCCGTCGAGGGTGACCGTCCACAGGGGCCGGATGAGTCGTATGGCTTCTTGTACTTTAGCGTGGTACATGCGGCGCACCATATCCAGATCGATGTCGTCTGAATGTTTTCCGGTGAGGCTGTGGAGGCTGAACGGGTCGATCTCGGTTTGTCTGTAGAGGGATGTGAAGGATGGGGTGATGAGTGTGCCATCCATGGGTGATGTTCCTTTCTGGATTGTCTAGGTTGGTTGTTGTGGTTTTTATGGTGTGCGGGCTGTTACCCCACAGTCAAGGCTGCGCTCAATCCGATTGAGCGTTTCATGGGGGTGTGTCGGGTGTGACAGATGTCACTGAAGCCTTTATTGCCTCTCCCAGCGTCTCAAATCTTCTGGGGGTAGGATTATGCAGGGTTGACCCTGCTGATCGATTCTAGGCCCCATACAGGGCGTCTCAGGGGTATGTCTGGGTGATAGTGGGTGTGGCAGATGATCTAGCGAGTCAAGGTGCCGGGCTTAGACATAAGATCTATCATCTAGATGTGTGAGATGTATCACATACTGCTGGTTTGGTGTGCACTCTCGAGGCTACTCTGCCGATCTGGCGTGGAGGGGTGTAGCCCAGAAATGCCGTTTAAAGCCTTCCCATGGCGCCTAGGAGCGCCTTACAGGGTGGGGGCTAGGTATTCATACCCCCAAGCAATTCTGATCGATTCTAGACGCCTCCCAGAGCCCGATACACGATCAACCATCTCGGCATAGACCATCAGCCCCTATCCTAGTTAGCTAAGCCTCAACTATGTGGACAGTGTGGGATACTAAGAGGGAAGAAGGACACGGTAAAAGAAAGAAGGGGAGCATCAGCCTTAGGGTCTTAGCACTGATGGACTTAGCACCGAGCCCCTCAAGGGCTCGGCATCAGCCTCATCGGGCTCAGCTCATCAGGCACAGCCCTGAAAGGAGTACACGCCATCAGGGAAGGCTTGAGAGTACGAGGAGCCTCAGCGACGAGTACTCGAAAGCCTGAGGGAACACCCTCAGCACTGATGGGCCTAGCGTGTTCGGAAAGGACACGGGTCAAGGTGTGACAGCTGTCCGGGAGTGAAACCCGTTCTGACTAGGGGTTTCAGCCTTAACCACCCTCAAAGGTTACAAGACTCTAAGAAAATTTAAGGAAAAGTTTAGGTTTAATTTTTGGACCTTTACTACCAAAAACACCCGTTTACACCCCTCAAACCCGCCTATAGAGCCAAATCCACCAGTTTGACTCATCCCAGGTGGGGTATGATAGGCTGGACAGGTAGCCAGCTGGACGCAAGGCCGAAATCCGCTGACGCGGCTTTCACCCTTACATCCATCAGTCTACCAAAAACTTAAAAGCTTCAAGGCTTAGCGCTAAGGTGCTGATAGCTTAGCACCGAGCCCCTCACGGGCTCGGCATCAGCCTGAAAGCCTTAAACACTTAAAGTACATATAAAACTTTAAAAGCTTAACACTTAATAATTTAAGTAAACATTAAAGCTTTAAAGTCTTAAAGTAAATATATAACCTTAACACCTAAGTTAAGTATAAAACCTTAAAGGCTTAGCACTTAAGGATATAAACTTTACATCAGTGTTTAAGACTTTAAAACTTAAAATAACTATTAATACTTAAAGGCTTATAAGCTTTAATACTTTAAGTAACTATAAAACCTTAAAGCTTTAAACACTTAAAGTAACTATAAGACTTTAAAAACCTTAAGTACTTAAAGTTAACCATCAGTCTTAAACTTTAATATTATAACCTATAAGTCTTAAAGCTTATAGGTATTATAATATAAGTTATTAAAGCTTATAAGTTATAAAAGTTTTAGAAGAGCTAAGAGGTTAACTTCTTTACTTCTCTACTCTCTTTGGTACTTTCTCTCTTCTCTTCTTTTCTTCATCAGGGGAGAAGAGGAACCTTTACCGTCAACGCTGATGAACTTTTCGCCGTGTGTCTCGTGTACCACCGGTCGCAAGCTCCCATCGCACACTCCCCACACTCTTACACCCGTGCCCCTTTCAGGCTTGGCGTGTTCGGCTGAAGGCGTACGGCGTGTCATGCCAACACCCTTAACACTAGGTGAGACTTAAAGTGTATATTATATGTAGAAGACTTTAAAAACCTGTAAGGTGTTCCCGCTTGGCCTGTGTCCTTCAACGCTAGGCGCCAAGCGCTAAGCTGTGAAACAGCGAACACACACCCACCCCCTTTTTTCTTTCGTGTCCTTCTCTTTTGACACAGCCGGGGGGCGATGTGATCTTTTTCACATGCCAGGGGGTAGTGGAGAAAACAAACACCCCGGCACAAACAGAACACCCCCTCAAACGAACAAAACAGGGCCTAGGATCGATCGGCAGGGCATCGGTAGGGTATTCATACCCCCAACATTTTCTAGGCCGTTACAGGAGCAATGAGAGGCCCACAGGGGCCATGGGAGATCAGGGGACGCGATGGCACACACCAACCGCACCGCATCCTCCGCACACCGCCGCTGGCGGCAACGACTCATCACCCAAGCCAGACAACAAGGCCAAACCGAATGCCCACTCTGCGGAGCCCCGATAGCCTGGGACACACACCAGCTACCAACCAGCCCCGAAGCCGACCACATCACACCCGTCAGCCGCGGTGGACTCAACACCCTCGACAACGGGCAAATCATCTGCAGAACATGCAACAGAAGCAAAGGCAATCGCAGCGAACCAAACATCAAGTTCCAACAACAAACCACAAAAACACTCGTTTCATGGTGAAAAACCCGCCAACCCCCACCGGGACCACCCCCTGCACACCCGTGCAAGACCTCGTACGGCTTAGTGAAATACCTCCCTTGTGTGGTTTTGTCTGTTTGTCGACTTTTTGTGTTGGTGGTGAGTGTTGTGCAGCCTGAGCTTCCTGGTAGTCGTGATTGGTGTGGGGAGACGCGTCGTTGGTGGCGTGTGTGGGGTGAGGATAGTCGCGCGCAGTACGTGTCTGATGAGGAGTGGCTGTTTCTCATGGATGCTGCGGTGATTCATGATTGTGTGTGGCGTGAGGGTCGCGCGGATTTGGTGGCTTCGCTTCGTGCTCATGTGAAGGCTTTTATGGGTATGTTGGATCGTTATTCGGTTGATGTGGTGTCTGGTGGCCGTGGTGGGGGTTCTGCGGTGGCGATGATTGACCGGTATAGGAAGCGCAAGGGGGCCTGATTAGGTGTCTGGTGTTGTTGGGTCTCAGGTGCCTCGTCACCGGGTGGCTGCGGCGTATTCGGTGTCTGCTGGCGGTGATGCGGGTGAGCTTGGTAGGGCGTATGGGTTGACGCCTGATCCGTGGCAGCAGCAGGTGTTGGATGATTGGCTGGCTGTCGGTAGCAATGGCAGGCTTGCTTCGGGTGTGTGTGGTGTGTTTGTGCCTCGCCAGAATGGCAAGAATGCGATCCTTGAGGTTGTGGAGTTGTTTAAGGCGACTATTCAGGGTCGCCGTATTTTGCATACGGCTCACGAGTTGAAGTCGGCTCGTAAGGCGTTTATGCGGTTGAGGTCGTTTTTTGAGAATGAGCGGCAGTTTCCTGACTTGTATCGTATGGTGAAGTCGATTCGTGCGACGAATGGTCAGGAGGCTATTGTGTTGCATCATCCGGATTGTGCCACGTTTGAGCGTAAGTGTGGTTGTCCGGGTTGGGGTTCGGTGGAGTTTGTGGCCCGTTCTCGTGGTTCTGCTCGCGGGTTTACGGTTGATGATTTGGTGTGTGATGAGGCTCAGGAGTTGTCGGATGAGCAGTTGGAGGCTTTGCTTCCTACGGTAAGTGCTGCCCCGTCTGGTGATCCGCAGCAGATTTTCCTTGGCACGCCGCCTGGCCCGTTGGCGGACGGTAGCGTGGTGTTGCGTTTGCGTGGGCAGGCTTTGTCGGGTGGTAAAAGGTTTGCGTGGACGGAGTTTTCGATTCCTGACGAGTCTGATCCGGATGATGTTTCGCGGCAGTGGCGGAAGTTGGCTGGTGACACTAATCCGGCGTTGGGGCGTCGCCTGAATTTTGGGACAGTCTCGGATGAGCATGAGTCGATGTCTGCTGCCGGGTTTGCTCGGGAGCGGCTTGGCTGGTGGGATCGTGGCCAGTCTGCTGCGTCTGTGGTTCCGGCGGATAAGTGGGCTCAGTCTGCTGTGGATGATGTTGAGCTTTCTGGTGGGAAGGTGTTTGGGGTTTCGTTTTCGCGGTCTGGTGATCGTGTCGCGCTGGCTGGCGCCGGCAGGACTGATGCTGGTGTTCATGTTGAGGTGATTGACGGCCTGTCGGGGACGATTGTTGATGGTGTGGGCCAGCTGGCTGACTGGTTGGCGTTGCGTTGGGGTGACACTGACCGGATCATGGTTGCCGGGTCTGGTGCGGTGTTGTTGCAGAAGGCGTTGACGGATCGTGGTGTTCCGGGCCGTGGCGTGGTGGTTGCTGATACTGGGGTGTATGTGGAGGCGTGTCAGGCGTTTTTGGAGGGTGTCAGGTCGGGTGTGATCAGTCATCCTCGTGCTGATTCTCGCCGTGACATGTTGGATATTGCTGTGAGGTCGGCGGTTCAGAAAAAGAAAGGCTCTGCGTGGGGTTGGGGTTCCTCGTTTAAGGATGGTTCTGAGGTTCCTTTGGAGGCTGTGTCGTTGGCGTATCTTGGTGCGAAGATGGCGAAAGCGAAGCGGCGTGAACGGTCTGGTAGGAAGCGGGTGTCTGTGGTATGAACTCGGATGAGTTGGCTCTGATTGAGGGCATGTTTGATCGTATTCAAGGGTTGTCTTCGTGGCATTGCCGTATTGAGGGCTACTATGAGGGCTCTGCCCGGGTGCGTGATTTGGGGGTTGCTATTCCTCCGGAGTTGCAGCGGGTGCAGACTGTGGTGTCGTGGCCTGGTATAGCTGTGGATGCTTTGGAGGAGCGTCTGGATTGGCTTGGCTGGACGAATGGTGACGGCTACGGCCTGGATGGTGTGTATGCTGCGAATCGGCTTGCTACGGCGTCGTGTGATGTGCATTTGGATGCACTGATTTTTGGGTTGTCGTTTGTGGCTGTTATCCCCCAGGGAGATGGGTCGGTGTTGGTTCGTCCGCAGTCACCAAAGAATTGCACGGGCAAGTTTTCGGCTGACGGGTCTCGTCTGGATGCTGGCCTTGTGGTGCAGCAGACGTGTGATCCTGAGGTTGTTGAGGCGGAGTTGTTGCTTCCTGATGTGATTGTTCAGGTGGAGCGGCGTGGGTCTCGTGAGTGGGTCGAGACGGGCCGTATCGTGAATAGTCTTGGTGCGGTTCCGTTGGTGCCTATCGTGAATCGTCGCCGTACTTCTAGGATTGATGGCCGTTCGGAGATTACACGCTCGATTAGGGCTTACACGGATGAGGCTGTTCGCACACTGTTGGGGCAGTCCGTGAATCGTGATTTTTATGCCTACCCGCAGCGTTGGGTGACGGGTGTGTCGGCTGACGAGTTTTCGCAGCCTGGCTGGGTCCTGTCGATGGCTTCTGTGTGGGCTGTGGATAAGGATGATGACGGTGACACTCCGAATGTGGGGTCGTTTCCTGTCAATTCGCCTACACCGTATTCGGATCAGATGAGACTGTTGGCGCAGTTGACTGCGGGTGAGGCGGCTGTTCCGGAACGCTATTTCGGGTTTATCACATCTAACCCACCTAGTGGGGAGGCTTTGGCTGCCGAGGAATCTCGGCTTGTGAAGCGTGCTGAGCGGCGTCAAACGTCGTTTGGTCAGGGCTGGCTGTCGGTTGGTTTTTTGGCTGCCAAGGCGTTGGATTCTCGTGTTGATGAGGCCGCGTTTTTCGGTGATGTGGGTTTGCGTTGGCGTGATGCTTCAACCCCGACTCGGGCGGCTACGGCTGATGCTGTGACGAAGCTTGTTGGTGCCGGTATTTTGCCTGCTGATTCTCGGACGGTGTTGGAGATGTTGGGGCTTGATGATGTGCAGGTTGAGGCTGTGATGCGTCATCGTGCTGAGTCGTCTGATCCGTTGGCGGCACTGGCTGGGGCTATATCGCGTCAAACTAACGAGGTTTGATAGGCGATGGCTTCGGGTGCTATGTCGAGGCTTGCTGCGACTGAGTATCAGCGTGAGGCGGTCAGGTTTGCTGGGAAGTATGCGGGCTATTATGCCGAGCTTGGTCGTTTGTGGCATTCCGGCAGGATGAGTGACACGCAGTATGTTCGTTTGTGTGTGGAGTTGGAGCGTGCCGGCCATGACGGTTCGGCATCGTTGGCTGCCAGGTTTGTGTCGGATTTTCGCCGGTTGAATGGTGTGGATCCGGGTTTGATTGTGTATGACGAGTTTGATGCTGCGGCGGCTTTGGCTAGGTCGTTTTCGACTATGAAGATTCTTGAGAGTGACCCGGATAGGGCGAATGATACTATTGATGCTATGGCTGCGGGTGTTAATCGGGCTGTCATGAATGCTGGCCGTGACACGGTTGAGTGGTCTGCGGGTGCGCAGGGTAGGTCGTGGCGCCGGGTGACGGATGGTGATCCGTGCGCGTTTTGTGCCATGTTGGCTACAAGGTCGGATTATACGACCAAAGAGCGGGCGCTTACTACTGGTCATACTCGGCATCATAAGCGTGGTGGTAAGCGTCCGTTTGGTTCGAAGTATCATGATCATTGTGGTTGTACGGTGGTTGAGGTTGTTGGCCCTTGGGAACCAAATAGGGCTGATGCCGAGTATCAGAGGACGTATGAGAAGGCCCGTGAATGGGTTGATGATCATGGGTTGCAGCAGTCGCCTGGCAATATTTTGAAGGCTATGCGTACTGTTGGCGGCATGAGATAATTTGATGTGGTTTCCGGTTGTGTGCCGCCGGTTATCGGTGCACAGGGTTGTCTCCCGCACGGGGGTCAACAATGTTGTGTTGTTTTCCGCAAGGAGTGTAAGGTTAGGCTATGGCCGATCAGAGTGTTGAGGAACGGAATGTTGACAATGATGTTGTGGAGTCCGGAAAGGATAACGGCATTGTTGATACAGTAAAAGACGATGGCGGGCAGGAGGTAGCCGACAATCAGTTGAAGAATGAAGGCGAGGGTAAATCGCCGGGGACTGATTGGAAGGCGGAGGCCCGTAAGTGGGAGTCTCGTGCTAAAAGTAATTTCGCCGAGTTGGAGAAGCTTCGTACATCGAGTGACGATTCTGGATCTACTATTGATGAGCTTCGCCGCAAGAATGAGGAACTCGAAGACAGGATCAACGGGTTTGTTCTTGAGGGTGTGAAGCGCGAGGTGGCTTCAGAGTATGGTTTGTCCAGTGATGCGATCGCTTTCTTGTCGGGTGGCGATAAGGAGTCGCTTGCCGAGTCTGCGAAAGCTTTGAAGGGTTTGATCGACCATAGTAGTGGTGGCGCGGGTGTGCGCCGTCTTGCGGGGAGTGCCCCCGTTGATGATGTTAAACGACGTGAGGGTGTCGCGTTTGTGGATGCTCTTGTCAATAATTCTAGGAGATGATTTGTGATGGCTGACGATTTTCTTTCTGCAGGGAAGCTTGAGCTTCCTGGTTCTATGATTGGTGCGGTTCGTGACCGTGCTATCGATTCTGGTGTTTTGGCGAAGCTTTCGCCGGAGCAGCCGACTATTTTCGGCCCGGTGAAGGGCGCCGTGTTTAGTGGTGTTCCTCGCGCTAAGATTGTTGGTGAGGGCGAGGTTAAGCCTTCCGCGTCTGTTGGTGTTTCGGCGTTTACTGCGCAGCCTATCAAGGTTGTGACTCAGCAGCGTGTCTCGGACGAGTTTATGTGGGCTGACGCCGACTACCGTCTGGGTGTGCTTCAGGATCTTATTTCTCCCGCTCTTGGTGCTTCGATTGGTCGCGCCGTGGATCTGATTGCTTTCCATGGTGTTGATCCGGCTACGGGTAAGCCTGCTGCGGCTGTCAAGGTGTCGCTGGATAAGACGAAGAATGTTGTTGATGCCACGGATTCTGCTACGGCTGATCTTGTTAAGGCTGTCGGCTTGATTGCTGGTGCTGGTTTGCAGGTTCCTAATGGTGTTGCTTTGGATCCGGCGTTCTCGTTTGCTCTGTCTACTGAGGTGTACCCGAAGGGGTCTCCGCTTGCCGGTCAGCCTATGTATCCTGCCGCCGGGTTTGCCGGCCTGGATAATTGGCGTGGGCTGAATGTTGGTGCTTCTTCGACTGTTTCTGGTGCCCCGGAGATGTCGCCTGCTTCTGGTGTTAAGGCTATTGTTGGTGATTTCTCTCGTGTTCATTGGGGGTTCCAGCGTAACTTCCCGATTGAGCTGATTGAGTATGGTGACCCGGATCAGACGGGGCGTGACTTGAAGGGCCATAATGAGGTTATGGTTCGTGCCGAGGCTGTGCTGTATGTTGCGATTGAGTCGCTTGATTCGTTTGCTGTTGTGAAGGAGAAGGCTGCCCCGAAGCCTAATCCGCCGGCCGGTAACTGATTTATTGTTGCGGTGATGTGTCAATGTGCAGGGGGTGGTGTTGATGGGTATCATTTTGAAGCCTGAGGATATTGAGCCTTTCGCCGATATTCCTAGAGAGAAGCTTGAGGCGATGATTGCCGATGTGGAGGCTGTGGCTGTCAGTGTCGCCCCCTGTATCGCTAAACCGGATTTCAAATATAGGGATGCCGCTAAGGCTATTCTGCGTAGGGCTTTGTTGCGCTGGAATGATACTGGCGTGTCGGGTCAGGTGCAGTATGAGTCTGCGGGCCCGTTTGCTCAGACTACACGGTCTAATACTCCTACGAATTTGTTGTGGCCTTCTGAGATTGCCGCGTTGAAGAAGTTGTGTGAGGGTGATGGTGGGGCTGGTAAGGCGTTCACTATCACCCCAACGATTAATGGTCGATATTCACATTCTGAGGTGTGTTCCACGGTGTGGGGTGAGGGTTGCTCGTGCGGGTCGAATATTAACGGCTACGCTGGCCCGTTGTGGGAGATATGATATGACCAGTTTTCCTTACGGTGAAACGGTTGTGATGCTTCAGCCGACTGTTCGTGTCGATGATCTTGGAGACAAGGTGGAAGACTGGTCTAAGCCTGTCGAGACTGTGTACCATAACGTGGCAATCTATGCTTCCGTTTCGCAGGAGGATGAGGCCGCGGGGCGTGACTCGGATTATGAGCATTGGTCGATGCTTTTCAAGCAGCCTGTTGTGGGTGCCGGTTATCGTTGCCGGTGGCGTATCCGGGGTGTTGTGTGGGAGGCTGACGGGTCTCCTATCGTGTGGCATCATCCGATGTCCGGTTGGGATGCTGGTACGCAGGTTAATGTGAAGCGTAAGAAGGGCTGATAGGTTGTGGCTCAGGATGTGAATGTGAAGCTGAACTTGCCGGGTATTCGTGAGGTGTTGAAGTCTTCTGGGGTGCAGTCGATGTTGGCTGAGCGTGGCGAAAGGGTTAGGCGTGCGGCCTCGGCGAATGTGGGCGGTAATGCTTTCGATAAGGCCCAATACCGTAATGGTTTGTCGTCGGAGGTGCAGGTTCACCGTGTTGAGGCTGTCGCCAGGATTGGCACCACATATAAGGGTGGGAAGCGTATTGAGGCGAAGCATGGCACGCTGGCGAGGTCGATTGGGGCGGCGTCGTGATCGTGTACGGTGATCCCAGGAAGTGGGCTAAACGTGTTTTGGCGGATGATGGCTGGCTGTCCGATATACCTTGTGTGGGGACGGTGCCTGACGATTTCAGCGGTGACCTGATTTGGTTGGCGTTGGATGGTGGCCCGCAGTTGCATGTTCGTGAGCAGGTGTTTTTGCGGGTGAACGTGTTTTCGGATACGCCGGATCGTGCCATGTCGCTAGCCAGGCGGGTGGAGGCTGTGCTGGCTGATGGGGTTGATGGTGACCCGGTGGTGTACTGTAAACGGTCTACTGGTCCTGATTTGCTAGTTGATGGTGCACGTTTTGATGTGTATTCGCTTTTTGAGCTGATATGCAGGCCTGTCGAATCCGAGTAAACGTTTTGTTTGATATTGTTGTTTGTTTTTTGTTTGATATTGTTTTTGGGGGTTATGATGGCTGGAACACGTAAAGCGTCTAATGTTCGCTCTGCTGTTACGGGTGACGTCTATATTGGTAAAGCTCATGCCGGTGACACTATTGATGGTGTGAAGACGGTTCCTGACGGGCTTACCGCTTTAGGGTACCTGTCTGATGACGGGTTTAAGATTAAGCCTGAGCGTAAAACGGATGACCTTAAAGCCTGGCAGAATGCGGATGTTGTTCGCACTGTGGCCACGGAGTCTTCTATCGAGATTTCTTTTCAGCTGATCGAGTCTAAGAAGGAGGTTATCGAGCTGTTTTGGCAGTCGAAGGTTACTGCCGGTGCCGATTCGGGTTCGTTCGATATTTCTCCTGGTGCCACCACGGGTGTTCACGCTTTGTTGATGGATATTATTGATGGCGATCAGGTTATTCGCTACTATTTCCCTGAGGTTGAGTTGATCGATCGTGACGAGATTAAGGGTAAGAATGGCGAGGTGTATGGGTATGGTGTGACGTTGAAGGCGTATCCTGCCCAGATTAATAAGAAGGGTGATGCGGTGTCTGGTCGGGGGTGGATGACGGCTTTAAAAGCTGATACTCCTCCGGTTCCGCCTTCTCCGAAGCCTCAGCCGGATCCGAATCCGCCGTCCGATAACTGATACACGATTTTAGGGGATTGTTGATAGATGAGTGACACAGGTTACACGTTAAAGATCGGTGACCGTAGCTGGGTGTTGGCGGATGCGGAGGAGACGGCTCAGGCTGTTCCTGCCCGCGTTTTCCGTCGTGCCGCTAAGATTGCCCAGTCGGGGGAGTCTGCGGATTTCGCCCAGGTTGAGGTGATGTTTTCTATGTTGGAGGCTGCCGCCTCGGCTGACGCTGTGGAGGCCCTGGAGGGGCTTCCTATGGTTCGTGTTGCCGAGATTTTCCGCCAGTGGATGGAATACAAGCCTGACGGTAAGGGTGCCTCGCTGGGGGAATAATTTGGCTCCACGGCCTGATTGATGATTATCGTGGGGCCATCGAATATGATTGGAGGACCCGGTTCGGTTGCTCGGTTTATGATGTTGGTGGCCCGATAATGTGCTGGGGTGAGGCTGTCCGGCTGGCTGGCGTGTTGTGTACTGACACGTCTAGCCAGTTGGCGGCCCATCTTAATGGTTGGCAGCGCCCGTTTGAGTGGTCGGAGTGGGCTGTGCTGGACATGCTGGATCATTACAGGTCTGCTAATAGTGAGGGGCAGCCGGAGCCTGTGGCGAGGCCTACGGATGAGCGTAGGGCCCGGTTTACGTCTGGGCAGGTGGACGATATTTTGGCGCGTGTTCGTGCCGGTGGCGGGGTGTCTCGCGAGATTAATATTATGGGGTGAATAGTGTATGTCTGGTGAGATTGCTTCCGCATATGTGTCGTTGTATACGAAGATGCCTGGCCTTAAAAGTGATGTTGGTAAACAGTTGTCGGGTGTGATGCCTGCTGAGGGTCAGCGTTCGGGTAGCTTGTTTGCTAAGGGCATGAAGTTGGCGCTTGGTGGTGCCGCGATGATGGGCGCTATTAGTGTTGCTAAGAAGGGCCTCAAGTCTATCTATGATGTGACTATTGGTGGCGGTATTGCTCGCGCTATGGCTATTGATGAGGCTCAGGCTAAGTTGACTGGTTTGGGTCACACGTCGTCTGATACGTCTTCGATTATGAATTCGGCTATTGAGGCTGTGACTGGTACGTCGTATGCGTTGGGTGATGCGGCTTCAACTGCGGCGGCGTTGTCTGCTTCTGGTGTGAAGTCTGGCGGGCAGATGACGGATGTGTTGAAGACTGTCGCCGATGTGTCTTATATTTCGGGTAAGTCGTTTCAGGATACGGGCGCTATTTTTACGTCTGTGATGGCTCGCGGTAAGTTGCAGGGCGATGACATGTTGCAGCTTACGATGGCGGGTGTGCCTGTGCTGTCTTTGCTTGCCAGGCAGACTGGTAAGACGTCTGCTGAGGTGTCGCAGATGGTGTCGAAGGGGCAGATTGATTTTGCCACGTTTGCGGCTGCGATGAAGCTTGGTATGGGTGGTGCTGCGCAGGCGTCTGGTCAGACGTTTGAGGGCGCTATGAAGAATGTTAAGGGCGCTTTGGGTTATCTTGGTGCCACGGCTATGGCGCCGTTTCTCAACGGGTTGCGGCAGATTTTTGTTGCGTTGAATCCGGTTATCAAGTCTATCACGGATTCTGTGAAGCCGATGTTTGCTGCCGTCGATGCTGGTATTCAGCGTATGATGCCGTCTATTTTGGCGTGGATTAACCGCATGCCGGCTATGATCACGAGAATGAATGCACAGATGCGCGCCAAGGTGGAGCAGTTGAAGGGCATTTTTGCGAGAATGCATTTGCCTGTTCCTAAGGTGAATTTGGGTGCCATGTTTGCTGGCGGCACCGCAGTGTTTGGTATTGTTGCTGCGGGTGTGGGGAAGCTTGTTGCCGGGTTTGCCCCGCTGGCGGTTGCGTTGAAGAATCTGTTGCCGTCGTTTGGTGCTTTGAAGGGTGCCGCTGGCGGGCTTGGCGGCGTGTTTCGCGCCCTGGGTGGCCCTGTCGGTATTGTGATCGGCTTGTTTGCGGCCATGTTTGCCACTAACGCCCAGTTTCGTGCCGCTGTTATGCAGCTTGTGGGGGTTGTTGGCCAGGCGTTGGGCCAGATCATGGCCGCTATTCAGCCACTGTTTGGTTTAGTTGCGGGTATTGTGGCACAGTTGGCGCCAGTGTTCGGCCAGATTATCGGTATGGTTGCCGGTTTGGCTGCCCAGCTGGTGCCTTTGATTAGTATGCTTGTCGCCCGGCTAGTTCCTGTGATCACGCAGATTATTGGTGCGGTGACACAGGTTGCTGCAATGTTGTTGCCGGCGTTGATGCCGGTTATTCAGGCTGTTGTGGCCGTGATACGGCAGGTTGTTGGCGTGATCATGCAGTTGGTGCCTGTTTTGATGCCTGTGATTCAACAGATTTTGGGTGCTGTCATGTCTGTTCTGCCGCCGATTATTGGTTTGATCAGGTCGCTGATACCAGTCATCATGTCGATTATGCGTGTGGTGATGCAGGTTGTTGGTGTCGTGCTACAGGTTGTGGCCCGCATTATTCCGGTTGTGATGCCGATTGTGACAGCTGTGATCGGGTTTGTGGCACGTATTCTTGGCGCTATTGTGTCTGCTGCAGCCCGCATTATTGGGACTGTCACCCGTGTCATCTCATGGGTTGTGAATCATTTAGTGTCTGGCGTGAGGTCTATGGGCACGGCCATCCTGAATGGTTGGAATCATATTAGAGCGTTTACGTCTGCGTTTATTAACGGTTTCAAGTCGGTGATTTCTGGCGGCGTGAACGCGGTTGTGGGGTTTTTTGCGCGGCTGGGTTCTTCGGTGGCTAGCCATGTGAGGTCTGGTTTTAATGCGGCTCGTGGCGCTGTTTCTTCTGCGATGAATGCTATTCGGAGTGTTGTGTCTTCGGTGGCGTCTGCTGTTGGCGGGTTTTTCGGGTCGATGGCGTCTAGGGTTCGTAGTGGTGCTGTGCGCGGGTTTAATGGTGCCCGGAGTGCGGCTTCTTCTGCTATGCATGCTATGGGTTCGGCTGTGTCTAGTGGTGTGCATGGTGTGCTGGGTTTTTTCCGGAATTTGCCTGGTAATATTCGGCGTGCGCTTGGTAATATGGGGTCTTTGTTGGTGTCTGCTGGCCGTGATGTGGTGTCTGGTTTGGGTAATGGTATCAAGAATGCTATGAGTGGTTTGTTGGATACGGTGCGTAATATGGGTTCTCAGGTTGCGAATGCGGCTAAGTCGGTGTTGGGTATTCATTCCCCGTCGAGGGTGTTTCGTGACCAGGTTGGCCGCCAGGTTGTTGCCGGTTTGGCTGAGGGGATCACCGGGAATGCCGGTTTGGCGTTGGATGCGATGTCTGGCCTGGCTGGTCGGCTGCCTGATGCGGTTGATGCCCGGTTTGGTGTGCGATCGTCTGTGGGCTCGTTTACCCCGTATGGCAGGTATCGGCGTGCGAGCGAGAAGAGTGTTGTGGTGAATGTTAACGGACCGACGTATGGTGATCCTAACGAGTTTGCGAAGCGGATTGAGCGGCAGCAGCGTGACGCTTTGAACGCGTTGGCTTATGTGTGATTGGGGGTGTGGTTCATGTTTATTCCTGACCCGTCTGATCGTGCCGGTTTGACTGTTACTTGGTCTATGTTGCCGTTGATTGGTAATGATCCGGAGCGTGTGCTTCATTTGACGGATTATACGGGTGCGTCTCCTGTCATGTTGTTGAATGATTCGTTGCGCGGTTTGGGTGTTCCTGAGGTTGAGCATTTTTCTCAAACACATGTTGGGGTGCACGGCTCGGAGTGGCGCGGGTTTAATGTGAAGCCTCGCGAGGTGACGCTGCCGGTGCTTGTTTCGGGTGTTGACCCTGATCCGGTTGGCGGGTTTCGTGACGGTTTTTTGAAAGCCTATGACGCGTTGTGGTCTGCGTTTCCTCCGGGCGAGGTGGGGGAGTTGTCGGTGAAGACTCCTGCCGGTGTTGAGCGTGTGTTGAAGTGTCGGTTTGATTCGGTGGATGACACGTTTACGGTTGATCCGGTGAATCGTGGCTATGCCCGTTATGTGCTTCATTTGACAGCCTATGACCCGTTTTGGTATGGGGATGAGCAGAGGTTTCGTTTTAGTAACGCGAAGTTGCAGGATTGGTTGGGTGGCGGCCCTGTCGGCAAGGATGGCACGGCGTTTCCTGTGGTGTTGACGCCTGGTGTTGGTTCGGGTTGGGATAATCTGTCTAATAAGGGTGATGTGCCTGCGTGGCCTGTGATTCGTGTTGAGGGGCCTTTGGAGTCGTGGTCTGTGCAGATTGATGGTTTGCGTGTGTCTTCGGATTATCCTGTCGAGGAGTATGATTGGATCACTATTGATACGGATCCTCGCCAGCAGTCTGCATTGTTGAACGGGTTTGAGGATGTGATGGATCGTTTGACAGAGTGGGAGTTTGCGCCTATCCCGCCTGGCGGTTCTAAGAGTGTGAATATTGAGATGGTTGGTTTGGGTGCCATTGTTGTGTCGGTGCAGTACAGGTTTTTGAGGGCTTGGTGAACAGGTGATGGCTGGTCTTGTTCCGCAGATAACATTGTTTACACCGGATTATCGCCGTGTGGCGCCTATCAATTTTTTTGAGTCGTTGAAGTTGTCGTTGAAGTGGAATGGTTTGTCGACGCTGGAGTTGGTGGTGTCTGGGGATCATTCTAGGCTTGACGGGTTGACTAGGCCGGGTGCACGGCTGGTTGTTGATTATGGTGGTGGCCAGATTTTTTCTGGGCCTGTGCGTAAGGTTCATGGTGTGGGTCCGTGGCGTTCTTCGCGTGTGACTATCACGTGTGAGGATGATATTCGCCTGTTGTGGCGTATGCTGATGTGGCCTGTGAATTATCGTCCTGGTTTGGTTGGTATGGAGTGGCGTGCCGACAGGGATTATGCTCACTATTCTGGTGCTGCGGAGTCGGTGGCTAAGCAGGTGTTGGGGGATAATGCGTGGCGGTTTCCGCCTGGTTTGTTTATGATGGATGATGAGAGTCGTGGCCGCTATATTAAGGATTTTCAGGTGCGGTTTCACGTGTTTGCCGATAAGCTACTGCCGGTGTTGTCGTGGGCTCGGATGACTGTCACGGTGAACCAGTTTGAGAATGCGAAGTTTGATCAGCGTGGTTTAGTGTTTGATTGTGTGCCTGCTGTGACCCGGAAGCATGTGTTGACTGCCGAGTCTGGTTCGATTGTGTCGTGGGAGTATGTGCGTGACGCCCCGAAGGCTACTTCGGTGGTGGTTGGTGGCCGCGGCGAGGGCAAGGATCGGCTGTTTTGTGAGGATGTTGATTCGATGGCCGAGGATGACTGGTTTGATCGTGTCGAGGTGTTTAAGGATGCCCGTAACACGGATTCTGAACATGTGCATCTCATCGATGAGGCTGAGCAGGTGCTGTCCGAGTTAGGGGCCACGTCGGGGTTTAAGATAGAGTTGGCTGAGTCGGATGTGTTGCGGTTTGGGCCAGGCAATCTGATGCCGGGTGATCTTATCTATGTGGATGTGGGTTCTGGCCCGATTGCGGAGATTGTGCGGCAGATTGATGTGGAGTGTGATTCGCCTGGTGATGGTTGGACGAAGGTGACACCGGTTGCGGGGGATTATGAGGATAATCCGTCGGCCCTGTTGGCTCGCCGTGTGGCTGGTTTGGCTGCGGGTGTGCGGGATTTGCAAAAGTTTTAGTAAGTGATTGGGGTTTGTTGTGGGTATTGTGTGTAAAGGGTTTGATGGTGTGTTGACCGAGTATGATTGGGCTCAAATGTCTGGTCTGATGGGTAATATGCCGTCTGTGAAGGGCCCGGACGATTTTCGTGTCGGCACTACGATTCAGGGTGCCACAGTGTTGTGTGAGGTCCTGCCGGGGCAGGCTTGGGCTCACGGGGTGATGTGCACGTCGAATAGTGTTGAGACGGTGACGGGGCAGCTGCCTGGTCCTGGCGAGACCCGATACGACTATGTTGTTCTGTCTCGGGATTGGGAGCAGAACACAGCCAAGTTGGAGATCGTTCCCGGTGGCCGTGCGGAGCGTGCCCGTGACGTGTTGCGTGCCGAGCCTGGCGTGTTTCATCAGCAGTTGTTGGCTACTTTGGTGTTGTCTTCTAACGGGTTGCAGCAGCAGTTGGATAGGCGTGCTGTGGCGGCCCGTGTGGCGTTTGGCGAGTCTGCTGCGTGTGATCCTACCCCTGTGGAGGGTGACCGGGTGATGGTTCCTTCTGGGGCTGTGTGGGCTAACCATGCCAACGAGTGGATGCTACTGTCTCCGCGTATTGAGACGGGTTCGAAGTCGATCATGTTTGGCGGGTCTGCTGTGTATGCTTACACGATCCCGTTTGCCCGCCCTTTTGGTAGTGCGCCTGTTGTGGTGGCGTCTATGGCTACGGCGGCTGGGGGCACGGCACAGATTGATGTGAAAGCCTACAATATTACTAATAAGGATTTTGGTTTAGCGTTTATCACGAATGACGGTTCGAAGCCGAATGGTGTGCCTGCGGTTGCGAATTGGATTGCTGTCGGCGTGTGACTGCACAGGTGTTGTGGCGGATGGTGTGATGTTGGGGGGCTGTGGTGTCGTGGTTTACTCCTGCACTGGTGGCCTCTATTTGTACCGCGTTGGCCACGGTTTTGGGTTCTGTTCAGGCTGTCACGTCTAAATCGAGGAAGCGTTTGCGGCGGCTGTCTGCGCAGGTGGATGCGATGGAAGAGTATACGTGGGGTGTGCGGCGCGAGGTTCGAAGGTTTAACGCCGGGCTTCCTGATGATGTGGAGCCTATGCATCTCCCTGATGTGCCCGAGTTTTTGAAAGATACTGTTGATGGTGGAGGTGAGTAGGGTTGAGGGAGTTGGAGGAGGAGAAGCGGCAGCGCCGCAATTTTGAGAAGGCTTCACTGGTGTTGTTGTTTTTGTCGCTTGTGTTGTTGGCGGTGGTTGCTGCGGGTGCTTTGCGTTTCGGGGCTATATCCTCTGAGCGGGATTCGGAGCAGGCTAGGGCCCAGTCGAATGGTACAGCGGCTCGGGGTTTAGCCAGCCGTGTGAAGCGGGCGTGTGCTTCGGGTGGCGTGGAGTCTGCGCGGCTTCACCAGTCTGGCTTGTGTGTGGATGCGGTGCGTGTTGAGCGTAGCGTGCAGGGTGTGCCTGGTCCTGCCGGTGAACGCGGCCCGCAAGGCCCTGCAGGTGCTGACGGCCGGGATGGTGTTAATGGTTCGGCTGGGCTGGTTGGCCCTGTTGGTCCGCAGGGTTCTCCCGGTTTGAATGGTGTGAAAGGTCCTGACGGGTTGCCTGGTGTTAACGGCAAGGATGGTGTAGCTGGTGTTCCGGGCCGTGCAGGTGCTGACGGTGTGAACGGCGTTGACGGCGCTGATGGTCGGGATGGTTCGGCCGGTGGGCGCGGTGATGTGGGCCCTTCAGGTCCTGCCGGCCCCCAAGGCGAACGGGGTGAGCGCGGTGCCGCTGGTGTGAACGGATCCGATGGTAAAGATGGTAAGGATGGGCGCTCGGTGGTGTCTGTGTACTGTTCTGAGGGTCGCCTGGTTGTGCAATATAGTGACGGTGTGGCTTCTACAATATCGGGTTCGGTTGCCTGCCAGAAGGTGAAACCGTCTCCTGTGGTTACCGTGTCATCCCACAAATAAAAGATAGAAAAGGAGTGACTTATGTCGATGGTGTTTGGGGGTGGTGTGTGGTGAGATACATTCCTGCGGCGCATCACTCGGCCGGCTCGAATAGTCCGGTGAATAGGGTTGTGATTCATGCGACATGCCCGGATGTGGGGTTCCCGTCAGCCTCCCGTAAAGGGCGGGCGGTGTCTACAGCAAACTATTTCGCGTCCCCATCGTCTGGTGGTTCGGCGCATTATGTGTGTGATATTGGGGAGACGGTGCAATGCCTGTCAGAGGGAACTATTGGTTGGCATGCCCCGCCGAATCCGCATAGTTTAGGTATCGAGATTTGCGCGGATGGGGGTTCGCACGCCTCATTCCGTGTTCCAGGGCATGCCTATACGCGGGAGCAGTGGCTTGACCCTCGGGTGTGGCCCGCGGTAGAGAAGGCCGCTGTCCTGTGCCGGCAGTTGTGTGACAAGCATGGTGTTCCGAAGAGGAAACTTTCGGTGGCTGATTTGAAGGCTGGCAGGCGGGGTGTGTGCGGCCACGTGGATGTTACGGATGCGTGGCATCAGTCGGATCATGATGATCCTGGGCCGTGGTTTCCGTGGGACAGGTTTATGGCCGTAGTCTGCGGCGGTAGTGGTAGTGAGGAGTTAACTGTGGCTGATGTGAAAGCTTTACATGATCAGATTAAACAATTGTCTGCCCAGCTTACTGGTTCGGTGAATAAGCTGCACCATGATGTTGGTGTGGTGCAGGTGCAGAATGGTGATTTGGGTAAACGTGTTGACGCCCTGTCGTGGGTGAAGAATCCGGTTACCGGGAAGCTGTGGCGCACAAAGGATGCTTTGTGGAGTGTTTGGTATTACGTGCTGGAGTGTCGCAGCCGCATAGACAGGCTTGAGTCGACTGTTAATGGTTTGAAAAAGTGATGGTGGTGTGTTGTGGGTAAACAGTTTTGGTTAGGTTTACTGGAGCGGGCGGCTAAGACTTTTGTGCAAACGTTTGTTGCCGTGCTTGGGGTTACTGCGGGTGTGACGTATACTGCGGAATCGTTTCGCGGTTTGCCGTGGGAGTCTGCCCTGATAACAGCAACCGTTGCTGCTGTCCTGTCGATTGCTACCTCGTTTGGTAACCCAGCGTTTGTGGCAGGTAAGCCGAAGGTGACGCCTGTTGTGGATGCGGGTTTGATTCCACCCGATGATGGGGGCATGGTTGAGCCGCACATGGTTGATGTGTCGGATCCTGGCATGATCGAGCCTGTAGACGATGCTGATCTTGCCGGCTATGTGCCGAGGCGTGCCGCCGAGTCGGAGGTTGGCACGGTAGAGTCTACTGTTGCATAATTGAATATGTGTGTGCCCCAGCGGTGCTGCCACGATCGTGTGGTGGTTGCTGCTGGGGCACTATTTTTGTGTCTACAGGGGTTTTACAGGTTGTCGTCTAGGGTGTCTTCGAGTTTCTGTTGTAGGAGTGCACCCTCGGCGAGGGTGTCTTCAGCCTGGTCGACAATGTTTTGTTTTGCTATGCCTGGATAGTTGTCGCGGTGATTGTAGATGGCTTCCAGAATGTTGTCTGCCATGATTTGTAGTGTTAGGGCCTGGTTGGTGATGCATTCCAGTTCGTCTAGGGCAGCCTGGCTAGCCTCCGGCTGCCGGTTGTCCGGATGTTCTGCAAGGTTGCAGTCCCACAGGATTTCTTGGCATGTATCCCTGGTGTCTGCGTCCACATCGATGTCGTCTAGGCTGACACCGTTGGCGTTGAGGCTGATGTTGTCGAGGTTGATGGGAACCAGGTATTCGCTGCTGATGCTGCAGGTGATGTTTGCGAGTTCTGTCATATTTCGTGGCTGCTGCTGTATGATGCGGCGGGCCGCGGTTTTGAGGGCTGTGACTGTTCGGTGTCTGTTACTGGGCATCGTTTCTATTCTTCTTCCCCGGTGTAGCTGGTGGTGTTGGTGTACTGGATGAGTGTGATCAGGCACTGGTCGGCCCACTGTTTCACCGTCTGCCGTGTCACACCCAATCGTTGGGCTGCCACCGAATAGGTTTGATCATACCCGTAGACTTCCCTGAATGCGGCAAGCCGTGCTAGCCGTTTCCGCTGTTTGGATGGTTCACATGTGAGGGTGTAGTCGTCGATGGCCAGTTGTAGATCGATCATGGCTACAATGTTGTTGCCGTGGTGTTGTGGCGCGGTTGGTGGGGGTGGCATGCCCGGCTCCACACTCGGTTTCCATGGACCGCCGTTCCAGATCCATTGTGCGGCTTGAATAATGTCGGCGGTGGTGTAGGTCCGGTTCATGTGTCATCCCCTGAACAGGTTGTCGAGGTTGTCTGGGTTGCTGGTGTTGGTGGTGTCGAATCGTCCAACACAGTGGCAGTAGTCGTACATGAGTTTAATAATGTGTTGGTGGTCGCCGAGGTAGGTGTTTCCGCTGATACTGTAGGTGGCTGTGCCGTCTTTACTAATAGTGTATTTGGCGGTGATGGTTTCGGGGTTTTCTGTGTTGGTGATGATGGCGGTGGTGGTGGAGCCTACTGTTTGTAGCCTGGTGGTTTGGGTTCCGTCGTCGAGGATGGTGGTGACCATGATGTGTGTTCTCCCTTTTAAATGCTGGTTTGGTTGTCGGCTAGATGAATAATATCGGGTAAGGGTTTCGGCTGGTCTAGGTGTTGTATGGTTTTGTTTGCTAGTCGTTTGGCTACCCTGTAACACATTTTGGTGTAGTGTTTGTTGTCTAGGTTGTGGTATTGTTCCCGCACCGCAATATATAGTAGGGAGTCTTGGTATAGGTCGTCTGCACTGATTGCGGGGTAGTGTCCGGCTGTTTTGGTGCATGCCCGGTTGAGTGTGCGAAGATGATGGTCTGTGGCCCACACCCACGATGCGGTGGTGGCGAGGTCTGCTTTTGTTGGTCGTCTGCTCATGGCACTATTTCATCTCGCTATCTGGTAGTTGTTTGGTGTTTTGTTGTTGATAGTGTAGCACACTAGTCCGGGGTTGCCGGTGGTGCCCGTCTTGTGCCGGAACCATGTGGATTCTCCTTCCATGGATGGGCATTGGATGAAGGTGCGTTGTCCTTGTTCGGAGATTTCTAGGTGGTGCCGGTGCCCTGCCATGAGGATGTGGGATGTGGTGCCGTTGTGGAATTCTTGGCCGCGCCACCATTCGTATTGTTTGCCGGTTTTCCATTGGTGCCCGTGGGCGTGCAGGATTTGTGTGCCGGCCACATCAACGGTGGTGGTCATTTCGTCTCGGCTGGGGAAGTGGAAGTGTAGGTTGGGATATTGGTTGTTGAGCTGGTAGGCTTCTGCGATGGCGCGGCAGCAGTCCACGTCGAAGGAGTCATCGTAGGTGGTGACGCCTTTACCGAATCGCACGGCTTCGCCGTGGTTGCCGGGGATGGATGTGACTGTCACGTTGTGGCAGTGGTCGAACATGTGGACGAGTTGCATCATGGCCATGCGGGTGAGCCTGATTTGTTCCGTCAAGGGTGTTTGTGTGCGCCAGGCGTTGTTGCCTCCTTGTGACACGTATCCTTCGATCATGTCGCCGAGGAATGCGATGTGGACTCGTTCGGGTTTGCCTGCCTGTTGCCAGTAATGTTTGGCGGATGTGAGGGAGTGCAAATAGTCGTCGGCGAAGTGTGCTGTTTCCCCGCCGGGGATGCCTTTGCCGATTTGGAAGTCGCCTGCCCCGATGACGAAGGCCGTATTGCTGCTACTGGTGTGGGTGTTTTGGTCGGGTTTTGGGGGTGTCCATTCGGCTAGTTTATCGACGAGTTCGTCTACAGGGTAGGGGTTGGTTGCGGGTTGGTGGTCGATGATTTTTTGGACTGAGCGTCCTGTTTCTCCGTTGGGGAGTGTCCATTCGGAGATGCGTGTGCGGCGTACAGTACCATTGGCTAGATTGTCGTCGATGGTGTCGATGGCGTTGTCGTGGTTGGCTAGTTGTGTGAGGAGCCGGTCTATATTGTCTATCATCGGGTATCCTCCTCTTCTGTTTGCTGGGTGGTGTTGGCTTGTTTGCGACGATAGTCTTTGATGACGGTGGCGGAGATGGGGTATCCTGCCTGGGTGAGCATTCGGGCTAGCTGTGTGGCGGGGATAGACCTGTCGGCGAGGACGTCTGCGGCTTTGTTGCCGTAGCGTTGAATAAGGGTTTCAGTTTTGGTTGCCATGATGTCCCATCGGTTGTGTGGTGGACTGCCATCCTGTGCGGCAGTCGCCGTCGTGTCCTGGTTTGCGTGTGCACCACGATATGGTTCCGTCTGTGTGGTTGAGTGTTTTACCGCACATGACGTCTTGTAGGTGCTCGGGAAACTTGCCGTTGTTGTTGTCCCCGTGCATGTCGATCACGTGTTGGGTTTTGGCTACCATCATGCCCCCTATGTGTGAAAGAGTGTGCAAATATGATGCTGGTGTCGTGGATGTTTATGCGGGTATGGTTTTCATCACCTTGCTGAACGTTACTTGGTTACTGTACATCATCTGGGTGATTTCCTGATCAGTTTTGTCGGGGTGCTGCTTTCGCAGGTTCGCCCATTGGCAGGCGTTGTCGGTTTCCTGCTGTAAACGTGTCAGGTGCTGCTCGTTGATGATGTGTTTCCACATGGTCCATGACGCGTCGAGCCGGTTAAGGATTTCGAGGGCTGGCACATTGAACTGGTCGAGGAAGAGTATTTCCTCCGTGTAGTAGTCTTTTTCGTATTGGTCCCATCCGCTTCGGTGCCTGTTGGGCTGGTTTTTGGGGTAGGCTTCCCGGCATACTTTGTGTAACCGTTTGGCCATGTCGTCGGGTAGTTTAATGTCGGGGTTGGCGCGGATCATGGATCGCATCCCATCATAGGTGGTGCCCCAGGTGTGCATGATGCGGAGTGGGTCTTCACCATCAGCCCATTTTTCTGCACAGATGGCGAGGCGGATGCGCCTCCTAGCGGCCTTACTCGTGTCGCGGCGGTGGGGGATGGGGCATGTGTCGAGGGGGTCCATGATGCTTTTTATACCTTTCTTGAGGTGATGTTTGTTTGCGTTGTGTGGTTTTATTGTAGCACTGTGTTGAGGACTTGTGTCAACCCTGTTTTGCCGGTCTTGAGGTAGGTGTCGGTGACGTCGCCGACGGTGAGGGGTACGTGTATGGCTTGGGGGAGTGCTGCCTGGAGGGTTTGGGCCATCTGGTCTCCTGCAGGGTCTGGGTCTGACCAGATGTAGATGTGGTCGTAGCCTTCGAAGAATTTGGTCCAAAAAGTTTGCCACGAGGTGGCTCCTGGTAGGGCTACGGCTGGCCATCCGCATTGTTCGAGGATCATGGAGTCGAATTCGCCTTCGCAAATGTGTATTTCGGCTGCCGGGTTGGCCATGGCGGCCATGTTGTAGATGGAGCCTGTGTCTCCTGCCGGGGTTAGGTATTTGGGGTGGTTGTGGGTTTTGCAGTCGTGCGGGAGTGAGCAGCGGAAACGCATTTTTCTTATTTCGGCTGGCCCTTCCCAGACGGGGTACATGTATGGGATGGTGATGCACTGGTTGTAGTTTTCGTGGCCTGGGATGGGGTCATTGTCGATGTATCCAAGGTGGTGGTAGCGGGCTGTTTCTTCGCTGATGCCTCTTGCTGAGAGCAGGTCGAGTATGTTTTCGAGGTGGGTTTCGTAGAGGGCCGAGGCTTTCTGGATTCGGCGGCGTTCCGCAATGTTGTAGGGGCGTATGCTGTCGTACATTCGGGTTTTCTTCCTCTAATCGTTGTTGTAGCTTGGCGAGTCCGCCTCCGATACCGCATGTGTGGCAGTACCAGACGCCCTTGTCGAGGTTGATGCTCATGGAGGGCTGGTGGTCGTCGTGGAACGGGCAGAGGATGTGTTGCTCGTTCCTGGATGGGTTGTAGCGTATCTGGTAGTGGTTGAGGAGGCGGCAGGTGTCAGAGGTGTGGGAGGAGCTCGTTGAGGGTTGATACCACATAGGCTTCGCTCCAGGGTTTGTTGCGCTGTTTCATGACTACGAGTCCGATGGTGGACTGGTTTTCGCGGTTTCGGTGTGTTTCGTAGTTGCGTGCCTCCCGGCTGGCTTGTTTCACGAATTCGGCTAGGTGGGGTTGGCCGGCTTTGGCTTCGATCACATAGGTTTTGTGGCCGGTTGTGAGGATGAGGTCGCCTTCGTCTTCGCGGCCGTTGAGGTGGAGGCGTTCTATATCATAGCCGGTGTCGCGTAGTTGGTGGAGGAGTCGTGTTTCCCATTCTGCGCCGGCTCGGCGGTTGCGTGCCTGTTGTGTCGACATGATAGTCCTTTGTGTGTTGTGGTCAGGTTCCAGGGCTGTTTTTCGGCGAGTGGCCCGAAGAATGTGTATTCGGGGTAGGCTCGTAGCCGCTCGTATCGGGTGCCGTCTGGGCTGGATTTGCCTGTGCGCTGTTTCAACACTGCGATGCGTGCCTCGGCGGGGATGGTGAGTCCGTTGCCGTTATCCTCGCCACCATACAATGAGACTCCGAGGATGAGTTGTGGTTTTTCGGAGAGCCCGTTTTTGATTTCCCTGCGTGCTGGCGGGTGTTCGATGTCGGAGCCGGTTTTGTCGGTTGCGTGGTGTGTGACAATAATGGTGGAGCCAGTATCCCTGCCCAATGCTGTGATCCATTGCATGGCTTCTTGCTGGGCCTGGTAGTCGGATTCGCAGTCTTGAATGTCCATCAGATTGTCGATAACAATGAGTGGCGGGAAGGTGTTCCACATTTCCATGTAGGCTTGCAGTTCCATGGTGATGTCGGTCCAGGTGATGGGTGACTGGAATGAGAAGGTGATGTGTTGGCCGTGGTGGATGCTGTCTCGATAGTATTCGGGCCCGTAGTTGTCGATGTTTTGTTGTATCTGTGTGGTGGTGTGTTGGGTGTTGAGTGAGATGATTCGTGTGGAGGCCTCCCAGGGAGTCATGTCCCCTGATATGTAGAGGGCTGGCTGGTTGAGCATGGCGGTGATGAACATGGCTAGCCCGGATTTTTGGCTGCCTGAGCGCCCCGCGATCATGACTAGGTCCCCTTTGTGGATGTGCATGTCCAGGTTGCGGTAGAGGGGTTCTAGTTGTGGTATGCGGGGCAGCTCGGCGGCTGTTTGGGAGGCTCTCTCGAAGGATCTTTGGAGAGAGAGCATCGGAGCCTTTATCTATCTATTGGTTGGGTGTGTTTTGGTGGTCAGATGGAGTCGATATCGATATCAGCATCAGTTGAGGCTGTGGTGTCGTCTAGCTGGCCGTTATCGCGCTTGTCTACGTATTCGGCAACCTTATCGTAGATAGCGTCATCAAGGGGTTTGAGGATGACCGCGTTGAACCCGTTTTTGGTGCGTACGGTGGCGAGTTTGAAGGCCTGCTCCTCGCCAAGGTAGGCTTCTAGATCGCGGATCATGGAGTGTGGACGGTCGTTGTTGCCGCGTGCTTTCTCAATAATAGCGTTGGGGATGGTTTCTGGGGTGCCGTTGTTGAGATCATCTAGGGTGTGGAAGATTGTGACATCAGCGTAGATGCGGTCTGCGACCTGTCCACCGTAGCCTTCGGTGTTGTGTTCTACGTCGTGGACTTTGAAGGCGATGGCGGTGGCGTCCTGGTT